GAATTGGTGGAAGTATGAAACATTTATGGCAAGACAGAAGGTACTCGGCGTGTATTCTAGGTATAATAGGTTTAGTGTTCCTTGGTTATACCAAGGGTACTGACGTAGGCGTTCCGTTATCTACCATCTGTATCGGGTTAGGTGCTGCGAACGCTTATCAAAAGAAGGGTGCTAATGACAAATAAAGCTACTTTAGGTATTTACATTGGTATAGGTTTAACAGTTGCTTTTCTAGCTGGCCGATTTTCTACACCTGAAAAAGTAAAGATCGAGAAAGTTGAAGTTGTTAAACTTGTAGAACGTGAAGACCTAAAAGAAGCAATTAAAAAAGACGAAACGAAAGAGATAACAACTGAAGTGATCGAGAAGAAAGATGGGACAAAGATTACCAGAACTAAAACTCGAATCGTCAATAAAGATCAAACTAAAAAGTACAAAACGAAATCAAAAGATTTAAGTAGCGAGAAACGAGAGAGTAAATTAGTTGAGAACCGCGCTCGTAATCGAATCACTCTGTTAAAATTCGCACCAGAGTCGTTACGTGATTTCAGGGAAGTAAATAGAAACTTTGGAATTATGTATCAACATGAGTTTTTTTTGAATATTCATGGCGTAATTGGTGCTAAGATTAATAAGTTCGAACCATTTGTAGGAATAGGGATTAGTTTCTAATGAGCTTCACACCTGAAGAGACACGACAAATTGTAGCTGATATAGCGACGATTAAAACAAAGGTTGAAGGGATTAGTAATAACTTACCTGAAATTAAAAGCGATGTTAAAAAGAATACTAAGCACCGCTTTAAAGTAAATTCTATTTTGGCGTTGTTGACGTTTTTAATCCCAGTCTATCTGAAGTTTTTTCACAAACCTCACCTAGCAAAACAAGTGAAGAACCCTCCCTCAGTGTCGAGAGATAACCCTTAACATCGTAAGGATAAGTTTTGTACTCACCAATTTTAACCCATCTATTTTTGACTTTTTTAAAAAACTGTAAAAGCCTTTTTCTACCGCAACGATTAATGGTGTATCCTATCTCCATTTCACAGACTTCCCTATCGACATATAGAGAAGTTCACCGATTAAATCGATAAAAGGTTCATTATCACATAGTTCTTCTTGCCGAGCGTGATCTAACAAAGCGTGGGCATATTCATGCCAAAACGTTTGCTCGACCTGTTCAACAGCTATCTCATTACCATTGACTTGCGTTTGTACAAATATTTCATTGGAGTAACACCTGTAAAGGCCTGTACAACCTTCTTTAGGGATATTCTGGACTATTTTTACTTTGATAGTTTGGCCACCGAGTTTGACCTGTCTGGGGATATTGTAGGACATCGTAATTCCTCCGTACCTTAATGATACCAAGGTGAGATGTGTCGGTTCTATAGGGAGTTTAAGTCAGGTATATAGTAGAGTGGTTTACTTGTTTGTTAAGTAATCTTTCAAGTGCGTATAATTAGATATGTCCTATATAAACGGAAATATAGCTGAGATTCAATTCTTGCTTGAAGCTACTAAGAAAGGACTACTAATATCTAAACCTCAATCATCCTATAGCGTTTACGATTACATTGTTGACAACGGTAAGAAGATGTTGAAGCTTCAAATCAAGTCATGTTTCCTAAACGGTCCACGATTTGGAACAAATGTATGTAAAGGTAAATCAGTTAAGAAATCGTACACTAAAGACGATTGTGACATAATAATTATATTTATTGCTAAACATTTAATCTGGTTTTTTATACCTGTTGAGGAACTTCTCACCATTAAGAAAATTACACTATTACCTTTCGGTGATTCAAAGTGGAACAAGTATAGGGAAGATTGGGCCTCACTATTACAATGAGGCGTTTATGATTGATTGTTGGTATTGTTGGTACTTATACGAAATGACTTTCCTTATTCAATACAGTGAGTACGTTACAGTTTAACCTTGTTAACAATAACCTTACCGTTAACTGTCTCTTTCTTTAAAGTCCACGCTAAGTTGTAATGCTTGCACTTATCTATAATACGCCTAACACTATTTCCAATACTGATAGTATCATCGAAAGGTTTGTCATCTTCTTTGGTAAATACTACTTTACTTATCTGTCGCAAGCTCATTCGTTTCTTACCGATAGCTTTAATAATCTTCCATTCTCTCTCACTAAAATTGTTCATTAATTGCTCCCGATAATAAGTTTCTTGGTTTCTTCAGTGTAGTAATCCCAGTCAACATCATTCCAATCAAAATCAGAAGCTACATTACACTGTTTTACTTTACGACCAGATTGAATAGATGTTTCTCTTGTAGTGTACTTACTCTTGTTCCCTGTATGAACGCGAGCATCCCAAACATCTTTACCAATTTCCTTCATTACCTCATTGAAATATTCATCTTTTAATTTATTCTTTCTTTTGTATTGACCTTCTTCACCTTTAGGGGGTGAAATCTTTTTCATAGGTTGTCCCGCTATCGATACATAATATCTACAGGTCTTTTGTTGTTGTTCATCGCCTATAAATAATTTACTGCCACCAGGCGTTTTGTAACGTAACATGAAATCAAACGGATCGGTGATAAGCCTTATTGCAACTTCTACCGGCCAAGACTCGGTATGAACTTTCTCAACAGCTTTCTTACTTGCTAAATTTGAATAATCTTTGTTCCAAAAACCATCGTAGTCTTCAATACATGTTGGGTACTGATAAGCTCCTTTACGTTTTAGCTTACCGTCCATTGTCTCGGCCATGTAATTGTTAACGTCACGAATCCACATACGAGAGTAATCGACACGTTCTAATTCAAGACCTGTCATGTTCTCCCACTCTTTACACCATATCTCAAATAACCAAATATACTCTTTATTGATACGTATTGTGATACCGTCAGTATTCCCTTGGATCAACTCACAGTCAGGTAACAAGTCCATCATTTCTACCAATTGAAGAATCTGAAGTTGACCATTACAAGTAATCTGCAACATAGTCTTTGGATCATAGAGCGGTGAATAGGTGTTATTGAAGTTACCATACGCACCGTTACCTGCGAGCTTTAAAGCTTTGTTACGACTTGTTCCCTTTGCATATTGACCTCTATCCTTCTTAACTTGCGCATAGGCCATTGTAAAAGACTCACCAAGATGTTCAGGACCGAAACCATTAGCAATAGCGACACTCGGATACATTGCAGCAACGTCAATATCAATGATTTGATGGGTTTCATCTGTATAAAATATTTTATTTTCTGCTGAAGCATGTACACCACCTATACCAAAATGAAAACGTAAACCAGACAAGCTATGTTCTATAGCAGGTTTCTCGCTTGAACCAAAATATACAACTTGTCTTTTAAACCATGTCAAAACTTTTTCAAATATTTCAGTTCTAAAATAAATCTTCGGTAAAATAATATCTTTCAACTCAACGACAGTTCTGATCGACTGTCTAGGTTTTCCACCAGCGTAACACTTGTCTTTACCGATTCTATTAATAAGATAAGACGTACCAATTTTTACGTCTGAATAATTTAAAACATCACCTTTTAAAATACCATCGTCCACGTACTCTCTTCTAAGATCGATGTGATGTTTGTTATACAAGAAAAACTTTTCAGTCTCTATAACATCGTGAACGTTGTATTCACGAAGATGATCTTTCTCTTGGTCATTGAGTGATCTTATATCATACGGTAAGTCTTGTAACGAATCGGATCGCATGGCAAACTGTAACGCTTTTAACGATGTTGCTTTCATCTTGTTATCAAAGTGACAAACTTTCATAATATCAATTTGCGGTATAATACGATTGTAGACACCTATGTTCTTAACTCTCGCTCCATAACTCTGAGACTTAATAATTCTATTAGCGATTTCACTAGCTCTTTGAAATGTGAAAGGGTGCGAATTAACTAAAAAATCGTGAAGAATATTGTAATCGAAACCAACATTATTATAACCAACCATTTCAATGTTGAGATTTTTTAAGTAACCAAGGAAATTAAAAAGCTCTGTCTTTTGATTAACTCTATCTGAAATCTCATACAATTGTACGTCTGTTGAATTTGTAAACTTCCCACAAAACGTAAAAATGTTAGGAAAGGTTTCTAAGTCATAAGTATAATATTGTCGTTCCATCACCACTTCTTTAAAAATGCCCCTCCCTCAATAACTGCTACATTACTCTTTCAAGGAGTGAGGGAGAGGCGATATTAAAACTCTGCGCCTAGAGTATTAACTAAGGTGTAGGCATACCGTGTTGAGGTAAGGCTCCCGGTGCGCCCAGTTGAGGACCGCCAATCACATTCGCTTGTTGGAGGTTTGGATCAACTGCTGGCATTTGCGCACCAGGAGTGGGTGTGTGTGTCCCTGGTAATCCCTGTTGTGGTAATTGATTATTAGTTTGTGGAAGACCTTGTGCAGGTGCTTGACCTTGTTGTGGGTTCATGATGTGACCTGGCAATACGTTATAGTTCGGGTCAGCAGCGGGGAAACCTTGTGCAGGTGCTTGACCTTGTTGCGGTAGTCCCTGTTGTGGAAGACCTTGTGGTGGTAATGCTGCTGCACCAGGAGCTTGTACACCTGTATCAACTTCCATCTGCCCAGCGTAAGACGGTGCTGTATTACCGAAAACTTCATCACCTGAAGGAGCATTAATAATCGCTTTACCAGCGGCAACAAGTTGAACGAATACAGGGTTAACGTAAAGACCTGCTTTACCTTGCCCTTTAGCAGGATGAGCTTTCACGTTAAGTTGAACATTAACGTAGTCACCACACTTAATTCCTTGGTTCGTTAAAACGTTCTCGCCGTTTTGCCAAACGTAAAACTTTGGCGGGATACGAGTTGTACAAGCAATAACAATATGGTTCTTGTAACCTTCTTTGTTGGCCAAGGGATTACCGTTCCTATCTACATCAACGTCACCATCTTTAATTTTAAGAGGGAAACCGTTAGGAAGTTGAGTAGCACCGTTAAAAAGTGTCATTGCCTCGTTATAAAGAGTTTGATAAGCGGTTGTGTACTGTTGAGTGTTTTGATTCGTTGCCGGATCAAGTTTAGGGATTGCCAACCCAAAACCGTATTCAACAACTGGTGTACCGTCAGCGTTAAACTCTGGTTGATTCGTTTGAAAATTCTTTTTTTGTTTGCCTTCAAATAGTGATCCACCAACCCAAACGATTCTACCTTGAGTTAATAGATTTGTTCCGTTTCCTTCAGACATTTACTACCTCCATTTTTGGTTCTTCTTTTCCGAAAACATTATCTGCTAATTCTTTTGCGCTTTTCTTCTCTAGCTTAACACCGATGAAATGTTTCTCTGCTAGTTGATTAATTAAATCTTTATGTACGCCAGCCTTTTGCGCCTTCCCTGGTGTCATAATAGTTCTTTCTGTAATGTCCTTTCCTGTCATTAACTTAATAGCTTCAGGAGTAACACCACTTTTCCATTTCCGATTACTAAACCTTTGCGTTTGAACATAACCAGGAATGATACCGCCTTGCTTGATTCTCATTGTTGCTAATTCAACCAAGGAGTCTTGTTTAATTTTTAAAACTTCTTCAGCACGTTTAATGTGATCAAGTTGTTTCGACAATTCATCGTTGTTAATCGAGTCTTGATGGAAGTCAGTTGAAACTTCTAAAGCACGATGAAACAAACGATTAAAAGCGGGGCAAGCTTCAGCAGCACCGGGGCAATACTTACAATGTTTAGAGGTTGTTAACTCTTTATTACCGTTAACAATCTCATTCATTCTATCTTCAATTTGTTTTTTGTAATCACACAATTGTTGATAAGTAATCACCCATGTACGACTTGAACCGTCTTCATGATGCGCCCTTGGTTGATGTATCGTCAATGAAATTTTATCGAACGCTCGCCCTCGTCTTATGACTTCCCCAATAGCATAACCGATAAGCTGCCAATTCTCTTCAACTTCAACAATACCAAAACCATATTTCAAATCTTCAACACAAAGAGTACCTTCATGATCAACGAAAGAAACATCTGGTCTTCCCTTAATCCAAACACCAACTTGAGTTTGCCAATTGATCTTCACTTCACAGAGAATTGCTGAATCTACAGCGTTTCTCGACATAACATCTTGTACAATTGGATCGATGTAAAACTTCATGTCGTCATCGATGTGAACTCCATTGTTGGCGATAACAGGTATCTCTTCACCAAGTAACTTCTTTTCAAAATATTCACCCGCTGCTGTTCCTTCTTTGTTGAATACAGTATCCGTATCGACTTCAGGAAATTGCAAGTGCATGAAACCAGCGCACACCATTGGTCGTGCTAGTTTTGAACATGATATTTTCATTATTGAACCTTAGTGATAATCCCTCTAGTCGTCCAATCATCAAAAAGAACTTGTTTACTCTCATTAGTGATTGACCAAATCTCTTCAACTTTAAAATACGTTTTAAGTTCGTTGATATAAGATTGTTGAAGTTTGTTCGCGCTGATTAACTGTGCAACGACCATGGGAAATTGATTCGTGAATGTATCAAGTGTATGAGCGTTCGCCACAGGCATTGAAGGTGATGGTGGTGCGGCGGTTGTTGGTACAGGTTCAGTTGTTCCATTTACTACATTACCATTCAACAACTCAGCTTTGACTTGATTAAATAAATCTTTATCAACACCTTTTCTTTTCTTCCAAACACCTTTAGTAGTTTGAGTTTTAGAACTTGCGTGAATCCTTTTATCCCACGGTAAACCTTCAGCATCTACTTCTTCTGTTGTTGAACTTTCTACAGTTTCAGGAGCTTTGAATTGTCCCGCTGGTGTTGTATCCAATTCTAATTTAATTTCATCTGCTTTAGGGTTTTCAAAAACATCTTCACCTTGAGGCGTTGTTAAAGCGGGAGCAGGTGCCTCACCTAGAAACCCATCGAGTTCGTTTTTAAGACTCGATACTTTACGTGCTAACGCGGGTAATGTGTCGGCCTTTAGTGTAATAGTATGTACACTCATTTTCAGTCTCCTTTAGAAAAAATCTCAGTATTAAATAAATAAATAAACGCTTGCCAATCGTCAAGAAAATATTTCATAGTGATCAATATGATCAACCTTAGACCTTACCAAGAGAATCTGAAAACAGATATTTATAATGCCTGGGACGCTGGTTATAAAAATGTTATGGCACGTAGCGCAACGGGGTCTGGTAAAACTATCCTCATGTGCGCAATCGTTAAAGAGTGTTTAGAGCAAAACATTTCAACAGCTATGATTGTTCATCGTAAAGAACTCGTTCAACAAATCTCATTAACTCTAGCTAAGTTCGATATAAAACATAATATTATAGCTTCAAGAAAAGATGTTAGAGGTATTATCGCCGCTCAACGTAGACTTTACGGTAGGCAATTTTACGATCCTGATTCCTTGGTGACTGTAATATCTGTTGACACCTTAATAGCTCGTTACGATTTATATAAGAATTGGGCGAAAGGTGTTAACCAATGGTTCATTGATGAAGCCGCTCACGTTTTAAAAGAAAACAAATGGGGTAAAGCCGCTGCGTATTTTGAAAACGCTAGAGGACTTGGTGTAACTGCAACACCTGAAAGACTTGATCGTAAAGGTTTAGGTTCACATGCAGATGGTGTATTCGATACAATGGTTGAAGGACCGCCTATAAGATGGTTTATCGACAATGGTTATCTTAGTAAATATAAAATCGTCATACCTCGATCCGATTATAAAAACTTTTTAAAAGAAGCTTCAGACAAATCAGACTTCTCAAAACAAGCAATGAAACAAGCTTCAAAGAAATCGCAAATTGTCGGTGACGTTGTTGAAAATTATTTAAAATTTGCCAAGGGTAAGCAGACAATAGTTTTTACTACCGACATTGAGACAGCTAAAGACATGCAAGCTAAATTTATAGAAGCTGGCATACCCGCTAAAGAGTTAAACGGTACTACTAACGACAGGGAAAGATTAGAAGGGATATTAAAGTTTGAAGAGAAAAAAATAAAAGTTTTAATCAATGTTGACCTCTTTGACGAAGGCCTGGACGTTCCCGGTATTGAGTGCGTTTCAATGTGTAGACCTACTAAGAGTTTGGGTAAGGTTCTCCAAATGCAGGGACGCGGGTTAAGAGTAGCTGAAGGTAAAGATCACCTTATAATCATTGATCACGTAGGTAATATAGCAGGTCCGAACGGTCACGGTCTACCTTGCAAAAAAAGAGAATGGACCCTTGATAGAATTAAAAAGACCGGGCAGAAAATAAACTTCCTTCGTATCTGTTCAGACGTTATGTGCAACTCACCTTATGATAGAGCGTTAACCGAGTGTCCCTGGTGTGGAACAGAAGCACTAAAATCTTCACGCACCAATGGTCCAAGTGAGAGAGTGTTACCAGAACAAGTAGATGGTGATTTGTTTTTAATCGACCCTGAAACATTGAGGGAAATTGAGGAAGGTGCTGTACTTGAAAGTCCCGCTCACATGGCAGAAAGGGTAGGACATGCGGCGGGTGCGGGGGCAGCGTTACGGGCCATGAAAAATCAAAACGACAGAATAGAAACTCAAGGCAAGTTAGGTGAAGCAATCGCTAAAGCTGCTGGTGTCCTTAAAACTCATTACGGTTATAGCGATAGATCAATACATAAAAAGTTTTATATTTGTTTTGGTATGACGATAACCGAAGCGTTGGGTGAAAAGAAAGTTGACATGGAAAAGTTAATAGTGAAGTTAGAAAACAACGAGATGTTATGAAAGAAAAATGGAAAAACATTAAAGGTTGCGAAGCTTACTACAATGCTTTTTTAACGTTGCACGGATACACACCATGGTAGATCAAATAACACTTGAAGCAATTATTGTAGCAGTAATAATATTTTTATTCATAATCAAATAAGGAGACTTAAAATGACCAAAGCGTTAGACAAACAAGTAGGTGGAAACCACTACAAGAATTTTAAATTTCAACCAGCGGAGTTTATCATCGCCAACAACCTTGGCTTTTGTGAAGGTAATGCGATCAAATACATCTGTCGTTACAAACTTAAAAACGGTGTTGAAGATTTAAAGAAAGCGAAACATTACATTGAGATGTTGATTGAGGAAGAAGAAGGTGTCAAAGTCCCTGGTAGATCACTCTATGATGGTGACTGTCTACCAAAGCTACCGAAGATACCTTCACCGTCAGTACCAGAAAAACAGATTAACGAAAAATTAAAAAAGATTAGAGAAGACCTTCAAAAACAACATTCGCAAGCTTTAGAAAAAGAATTTGCTAAAGAACTTAATCCGAGTCTACATGTATGAAAGATGAATCAACAGTACAGCAGGAAGCGCAACTTTACGCTCGTTCCAAAGATTGTTTTTTAATGAGAAATAATTGCGGGGCCTTCAAAGACGAAACAGGTCGTATGGTCCGTTACGGTCTTGGAAACATTTCTAAACAACACCAAGAAAACTCAGCTTCTAGCGACCTTATCGGTTTCACTCGTATACTTATTACCCCTGACATGGTTGGTAAAACCTTAGCGGTTTTCACCGCTGCTGAATGTAAAAAAGAAGCTTGGAACCCTGATAAAAAATTTGACAAACGAGAAAGAGCGCAACTTAACTTCATTAATTGGGTGGTTATGAATGGAGGCTACGCAGGATTTATTAATTCTGTTGACAGTTTCGGTAATATTCTACCAAAATAAACTTCTACCTAGTGGATAGATTTTCCTGATCCGTCAATTGAAAGAGTGAATTAAGTCTCCACTTTTCCACTAGGTTTCTAAGAGACTTTTAATGAGGCTTAAAAACAATATGAAATTAAACCAGGATAAAACACTTTGAGCATTTGGAAGTTCTTTCCAGCTACTCTCACGCCCGATGGACGTAAAGTACCAGTCAAGGGTTTTAAATGGCGCGAAGATTGTTCAAGCGACCAAGGCGTTATTAATTCTTGGTCAACTCAATACCCTCAACTAAAATTCTACGGACTCCCGACTGGCCCTGATAACGACCTGCTCGTTCTCGACGTTGATGTTAAAAGTGGCGGTCTTGAAACAATTAAAAAATACAATATCCCAATTACAATGAGTCAACGAACTCGTTCAGGTGGTGTTCATTATTTTTTCAAATATCCTAAAGATGGAAAACGATATGGGAACCGCGCTGGTTTCGATCAAGGTTTAGATATTCGTGGGGCAGATGGGTATGTAATTTTTTATGGCGTTGATAACACTCCAATTTGTGAAGCTCCTGATTGGTTTAAATCCCACGCCCTAGCGGTTGAAAAAGAAGCTGTCAATCTAGAAGATGTGGTTAAAATCGACCCGGAAATTGTCAAGCAAAAATTAGATGAATCGTGTGAAAATATACGCAACGCTCCCGAAGGAGAATCTAACAACGTTCTCAACACTGAAGCATATAAAATAGGCCAATTAGTAACGAGCGGAAGCGTTGATCGTGAACATGCTTATAACGAGTTATTTAACGCTGCTAAAGAGCGCGGTAAACCAGATCAAGAAGCAAGGGCAACAATTGAATCAGGACTTAAAGGTGGTGCCTCAAACCCTGTTATAAGTCCCTTCGGTAATCGACAACCTGAACTACTTGTTCCGACTTTTGAAGCAACGCCACCAGAACGTTGGACACCATCGTTTTTTACAACATACGATTTAATGAATTTCTCCAAATTAAAAAGACCACAGATTTTTAAAGATTGGTCAACTCAAGATATTCACTTAACAACCGCCGATGGTGGTACAGGTAAAACAACATTGAAACTTTACGAGGCAGTATGTCTTGCTCTAGGTGAACCTTTCCTTGGCCATGAGTGTTTGTTAGAAGGTGGTGGTCGTACTCTATTTGTCACAGGTGAAGACACCGCTGAAAAATTAGCGGCGATGATAGGTTCTATTTTAAAACAAATGGACATTCATAAAGATCGTGAGAAAGTAGCAAAAATAAAAAACAATATTCTAATTAAAAAAGATGAAGACCTTTGTTTAATCGATAAAGCTCGTAATGGTTTTATAACGTTAAACACCGAGGCGTATAGTAAAGTATGTGAAGCAATCGAAGATTTAAAACCCGATATGATTGTATTTGATCCAATTGCTTCGTTTTGGGGAAGTGAAAGCGCACTTAACGACATGTCTAAAATCGTCGCGAAATTTATGGGACGTTTAGTTGTTAAAAGTAATGCGTGTGTTGAGATGATTAATCACATGGGTAAAGCTTCTTCATCTACCAAGGACATGACTCAATTTGCAGGTCGTGGTGGAACAGCGTTACCTTCTCATTCAAGAGTGAGTCGCGTCCTTCGTCTTGTCGATCATGAAGAGTACAAACAGTTAACCGGAAACGACTTGACTGAGAACCAATCAGCAATGATGTGCAACGTGAATAAGTTTTCAGATGGTAGTCCGCTTTTTAATGAACCGTTTTTAATTGTTAGAGAAGGTTTCTTATTTTCTAAAGTAACTGTCGTTGCTGAGAAGATTAAAGAAGAGTTAGACAAAGCGAGCGATACTGAAAGAGTTTTTGGTTATATTAAAACTCAACGAAACGCTGGACGATACCCAAATAAAGAAATAATCACAGCACACTTCAACGCTCAAGCAGATAAGATAAGCAAAGAGAGAACGAATCAAGCTCTAGCACTTCTTTGTTATGAAGGACACATGGGCGAGATGGTTAAAACGATACTTAACCCTGACATTGAGGCAGGTGGAAAAGTTTATATGATAACGGATATGGACGGTAAAGAGGTGAAAAATGCCTAAAGGTGTAGCTTCGTTCACTTGTCACGAACGAAAGATAAAAGAGTGTAACGGTTGTAAAGAGGTTTTACCTTTTAGTCGTTTTTCAATGTCTAGTTGGAAAGGAACACCTAGAAGTTACTGTAACGTTTGTAGAAATAAAATACAGTGGGCGCGAAAAATGGAAAATAAAATAGAGCAATTCCCCACGCTTTACGCTCAATGCGATAACGATGATTGCTGTTATATATGGGCGAGAAGTAGAGGAATGATCTGTCCTAAATGCAAGCTGGAACATAATGAACAGTAAATACCACAAGACCGTTAAACGTAAATACGATGAAACAATAGTTCACCATGAACAGAACTTTTGCAACTCGAAAGCTTTGTGGGGGTTTGAATCAACTCTGGATCAAGAGAAGATAACTTGCGTTGGTTGTTTAGCATCTGTCATGTGGCGAAGAAATAAAAAGATAATGGATTACCAAGATTGCTTGAATAGAGCGAGAGTATTGGTAGAAGCTAAGTTAACTGTTGAACGAGCGAGGATAGAATGAAAAACACCACTAAAGAAGCGTTGAAAAACATTAAATTATCTGACGGTGAAAAAGAGTTTTGTAATACTGTTAGAGATAAAAATAGACTTAACAGGCGACCGACTAAACCAAAGTTTAAAGTTGAAACAAAATTCAACGGATCGGTTTACTTGAAAAAGAAAAGATTATTGGAGAGTGAAGGGTGACTGAAAAAGAAATACGCGACATGAAAAAACGTTTGGATTACTTAGAATACACTCTTCGTTTCATCAACGATTGGATCGATGAGTCCTATAAAATGTGGGGAAAATGGCCCATGCCCAAAGAGTTGCGGGACAGATTGAAAAAAGCGAAGGCGAACAATTAAAGCTCACCTAAGTATTCGCACTTTAATAAGAACTCAGTTCCACCCCACCCTAATCGAGGTGAATTGGAAGTCCATTCCATATAAGGTCTAGGTAAACCTTGCATTTTGTAAAAAGAATTTAACACTTTGTTGGTACACTTTCTACCGTCCATCACTTTCCAGTAAACACCGTCGTCACTCAATTCAGTAAAGATTGCAACTAAGTCACCATTAGGTTTTAAATAAACACCGGGTTTAAATATTTTATCGTTCATTAATGTTCCGTATTTTTCCAAACTGTTTCGTTTAACTCGTCAATTCTTATTTCTATATTAATTAACCGTTTTGCCATGAACGCCAAGAGTTCAAGATTTTCTCTTTCGTAAACGGTTAAACCATCGCTAGTAACATTCTTACGTTGATGGGAAATACGTTCTAAATCTTTATGTATTTTATCTAAGTATGTTATGTCACTCATCACTCTCCCCCCTTTATCCTCTTGGCGAGTTGGATTGCTCTCTCGTAATCATCACCACCATAGTATTGTTCGTGCGATTGCAGCAATGCTTTTGCAAGCTCGTCGCGTTCTTTTTTCATTTCACAAGTCATACTCACCTCTTTCTTTTTTCAATAACTGACAAATCTTAAATAGTCTCTTGGACTTTTTACGTACACCAAGTTGCTTAGAACAACCGCATAACAATGGAGTATAGTCTTCAACTGTGCGACTATATAAAGTACAAACATTTAAAGACTTTCTTTCAAAACGATCCAGTTTGTGAAGAGTGAAAATAAAATTACTAACTAATAACATGTTTAACGGTGTCATAACCAATACCCTTTAAGTTTAAAACCAACTCACAATTACGTTCCACCATTCTATGGCCGTTGCGCCTACGAAAGGGATAACTACACTGTAGAGAAACAGTATGAAAAATACTAAAAACACTGTGCCGACTATAAAAGTTATGGCGAAATCAACTATATTCTTAACGTCTTCGTTATCTTTATACTTATAATAAATAAAACCTAGTATCGCCAAGAGTGCAGATATTCCTCCAACAATTGATGACCCTACTATAAATTCTAAACTCATTATTTTAACCTCTTACGATAACCTTACTACTAATTCCTCTATATCTAGGCATCTACAACCCCACCTTTATCTTTAACTCTTTACCAGGCACAATTGCCTTAACTATCTTGGTGAACGTATCAATTGAAGGAGTCGCTTCACCATACTCATAACCGCTATATCCTGTTGAACTTTTGTAACCTACTAAACTAGCCACCGCCCTATGACTAAGACCTGCACTCTTTCTTAATTCACTTAGGAAGTCGGGAGAGATACTTGTAAAGTTTCTACCTGTAACGCTCACCTTACCTGCTGTTACTGTTATCATTTAAAACCTCGGTCGAGTAAAATGATCTTTACTCTCACCATAAATCAACTGCATTAGATATTCTGTTATACCACCTTCAATGTCTTCTTTTTCCGATACGTAAAGAGGAACCCTAACAGTGGTGTAACCAATACTTTTAGAACCATTTTTAAACTGTCTAAAAGATGCACCTTTTCTTATGGTTCCGGCCATTGCTCTAACAGTTGTAGAGTTATACTTTCCATTTAGAACGCCGTCTAAAATTTCTTGTCCTTCTGACCTACTAATAAGGTTAGATTTTTGAAGATTCGCAACGGTTGTAGCGGTACTTAAACCAACTAAACCTTTTTTTCTAACGGCATTGGTATCGGTGGTAATCTTCTCAGTGTATTTTTGAGGGAAAGCACCAAAAGCATTGAGTAACGATTCTACTCTTGCTTCAGTAATACCTAAACGAACGGAACACTCTTTTTTCGTTAGGAAATGTTTAGTAATAAGAAGTTTGAGAAGTCTACCTTGTTCAAAAGCTGAAACATCTTTACGTTGCAAGTTTTCAGACATATTAAAAACCAAGAGGTCGGCCATATCCTTAATATTGTCGTTAATAACAGCGTCAACCGATGCTTCACCTAAATTTTTAACGGCCCTAAAACGACGATTGCCCGCCACCAATACATAAGGTTTTTTACCTCTACCATTAAAAGCTTTAGTCACAACAACTGGCTGAATCAAACCGGATTCTTTAATTGACTCCATAAGCTCGGAACAATCTTCTTCATTAGCTCTTGAGTTTTCAATAAGAGCTACATCACTTAACTTTACTTTTTTCAATAACATTTTAGTCTCCTTAGTTATTATTAAAACTCTCCCATAAGCGAAGGCCTACGTTCAAACATTCTCAATAGTCGCGAGTTTGTTTCATTAAAGGGGCGGGAACCTGTGATCCAGAGTCTAACCGCTTGGGGCGATACACCTAATAATTTTGCAAATTGGTTAATGTCGAGGGAGAAGCGTTTCATAAACGAATGTACTTCATCACCTGTTAAAGGGGTGTGGGTGTTCTTTGTTAAAGGGGTGTTATCACCTCTTAAAGGGGTGTTATCAATCCTTGGTAGTGTGTTAGTCATAATTCAACTCCTTCCCTACTAGGGACCAATTCGTGAGAGATCGTAAATTTATTTTTAAAGTCGTCTAATTCTCTTACGAATATCACATGCGGGTCGTAGTATTTAACGTAAGATACCGCTTCAACCCATTCACCTGTTACAGGTTCTTTAAGTTTAACGAAACCAAGGATATTATAAACTTCCATGTCGTGCGACACATGTGCGCTACCTTTATAGTGGTAATTAGCACTCGTTACTAAATCGTTCATTTGTTTTAAGTCTCCAAAAGAATAAGTCTCAATGTTTAGAAAGCATATAACCCCAAATCAGGGTACGTCAATAATTAATTTTCAAATTCTTTTTTTAATTTTTCGTACTGTTTACGACGTTTCTCTTTATCGTCAGGTAACATGTCACTTTTAAGTTTGTAGCAAAGATAACCAGGAGCTTCTTCAGGCCTATTGGCCAATTTAGGTTTTTTATAAGTGGCGATAACACCAGATTTAATGAGGTCTTCTAAAGCTTTTAAAAGATCGGCCTTATCATCGATACCTATATCTTGGCGAGACAAACATAATAAATCTTTACCTAAGTGACCTTTAGCAGTTTTAACATAATTGATGATCTTTGCTTGATCTGACTCATTTGATTTAGCTGATACAACACCAAGGTTGTAGTCGAAAGGGTTCTTATTCGACATTTCATTATCTAAAGCTATGGCCAATAAACGACTCTTAGGTATTTTCTTGTTTTCAGCATACTTATAGAGTTCTTTATAGTGGTGTTCAGAAACGTAAGTCGTTAGCTTTCTAAATGGCATGGGTTTTATCTCCTTTTTAAAATTTCCCCAACCGTACACCGTTAGTAAATTGAAAGTCAAATGACGAAAACAGAGTGTGATAATATGCGATAAGATATAGAACTATGTTCTAAACTAATGAATAAATAAAAATGGTTTATGTATGTAAAGGGGCGGGCGTGGTTTTTGGAAAGTGCCTAATCACCCTTTTGTTAGGGAGTAAATATAGAAAACAAATGTTGCACTATATTTGCTTCCTAATTTACACCCTTGGGTGGGACTCTCCAAAAATATCATATAAATTACACTATGTAAAACTCTTTAAAATCATACACTTACAGTTATCCTTGGTTACGTTAAATAATGCAACGCTAATAAATAGTAAACGGAGCGTTATAAATAACTAATGTAAAAATTAGAACAGAGTTCTTCAAGGTGTAGAAGGGTAATATAAACGTAAAAGTAAACGAAGAACAGTGTTCCAAATGTTAGGGGGTGGAGAGTTGATAGTATTAAAGAACAGTGTTCCAAAATTAATCTATTGTCATATAACGTGGGAGTGGATAGTAATGTTAAGTAAACGGAGAGTGATAATGACGATATTTGATGCATTAAAGAGTTTAACAGAACGTGAGATATTCTTTTGTTTTCAAAGCAGGGCGGGTTATAAGTTCTACAATCTGGCCGTTGCTGATCCAACCGGAAAAGTTCACCACTTCCATTCTGATAACCTTGGCCATATAAAAGATGAGTTAGATTTGATGTGGGACTTTGATAAACCCGCTGTAGTTAAAACCACCGCAAGAGGTAGTAAAAAGTTACCCATTCCAGCGGGATTACCTGTACCATAAGATATGCCTAAAAAACCAAAGCAATTTAAACCCAATCGACACGTATCGAATAAGAAGTATAGAAGACCAGGACAACTCTCGGCTAGAGAGAAAGGTTACGATTCAAATTGGGATAAGTATCGCTTCAGGTTCCTACATCACAATCCAAAGTGTTATGTGTGTGGTGCTAAATCAACGGTGGTGGATCATTACGTAGCGTGGAAAGTAGATAAGGAAAAGTATTTTTGGAATGAGCAAAACTTTTGTCCTATGTGTCAGTATTGTCACAACTACGTGACTGGAAAGTTTGATAAACATAAAGTACCGTTATGTGCAGAGAAGAGTGAGTGGATAAAAGAACAAAGAGAAAAGTTTAATATTAACATCAAGGTAAAAATTGTTAAGTTACCAAAGGAAGTTAAGTAATATGAGTGATCTATTTAAAAAGTTTGAAGAGTTATTAAAGAAGTACAACCTAACCAAGCAATACGCAGATAATGTTAAACAGTATCACAACAAAGCACCTGAAGAGTTTTGTAAAAGTGAACCTAACAATGGATGGGTGATGAGAGCGTTCAATTGGGAGAAGGTTACTCCAAACGCTAAGGTTTGGAAGAGAGTACATAAAGAGTGGGTAGGAATGTTGTAGTGGATTTAACACTCACTCGTCCTTGTGATAATTGTCCATTTAGAACAGACGTAACACCTTATTTGAGTTACGAAAGAGCTAATGAGATTGCGTTAGCTTTAGACTGTGATGAATCTTTCAGTTGTCACAAGACTTCAACATGTCAGGGAAAGAGTAACATGGACAAAGGTGTGAAACATTGTGCTGGAGCTATGATAATGATGGAGAAGATGAACAGACCTAATCAATGGATGAGAATATGTGAACGTATAGGTCATTACGACAGGAGAAAATTAGATATGAACTCTCCTGTTTACCATGACTTCGATCATTTCGTAGATGCTCATGAGTAAAAGGGTAGGCCCCTTCTTTTCTAGAGACTGAAAAAAAATTTAAGGGGGCGGTCACTATTTGGATCGTCCACCAAGGAGAGACTTAATGGAAGAAGATGTAAAGATTAAAGAAGGTATCTGGTTTCATCCAGAAAAGGGAACCGCAATAGTGTGGTTTAATTACGGTAAAAATAGATGGGTTATTCACCGTGGTAAATACTGGTTTTGTAAATATGCAAATGAATGGTTCCCATCAACTCAAGAATTTTTCATGAAGTCATACATAAATAAAGTAATGAAAGATTACGAATTTATTTGTGAATATTAAACCAATCCCTTGGTGAATGTTTAATAAATATAATTTATAAAATACCAAAAAATTTTTAAAATATTTTTGTAGTTTTTTTAAAATTTTATAAAATTATTTTTTTTTAATTTAATATTTTTAAAAAATGTTTCTAAATTTTTAAATTTTTTTAAATGATAATTTAATTATTATGGTTTTTGAAAAACCTATCGAAAGTGAGCTTTTTACAAACCAAAGATTTTACAATATTTAAGTGGTTGATTTTACTAGGGTTGTAAGTGCGCGAAATCACGTAGAAAATCAAAAGTTGTAAGTGCGCGAAATCACTAGGTTTTTCCAAAATTTCCAAAAATTCAAAAAACTGAAAAATGTAAGTGCCTGAAAATAGATGAAAATTACTAAATTTTGAAAACTATTTGTAAAGAAAACTTGATAATTCAAAGCTTTGAAACGATGGAAAAGACTAAATGAATAGTTAAGTACCTGAAAATAGGTACAAATAACTAAATCATTTTTGAATTCTCTAAAATATTTCAAGTCATAAACCTTTATGAATCGTTTTCGGCCTTTCTAAGCGTTTTTAAAAAAATACCTATGTGTTAACTCACATAAAACGCTTAAAACGTTTCTATTCTATCGGTGCGCACGTTCGACGATAACTGTTTGAAATTATGTCAATAGTTTATCGGTGCGCTTTGAGCATAATCAATGAGGATAAAAGCGTGAAAATATTACATTTTTTAAATTTTTTTCCGAAAAGTCTTGTGTCGAACGTCGAACGATAGTAATATAAAGGTAGAAATTAAACATTAATAAGGAAAAACAAAATGAAAGAAGAAACAAAAGAAAAACTATATAAAAAAACTTTTGAACATTTTAAGAATGACTTTGATTTAGAAAATGATGATAGCGGTTTCAAATTTTCGTTTGCCTTCGCTTTACGTGAAATATGCAATTTGTATCATGACGGCATGTTTTCAGAATTATATATTCTTGGAAGTGCTTTAAGTATTGAATGGCGTTTTGATTCACCTTATGAAACGTATGACGAAAACGATATAGAACAAAAAGAATGTTACGAGTTTTTTTTAGATGAATTCAATTTAAGGGATATTTAAAAATGAAAAATGAATATTATATGGCTGATTATTATCATTGTAATAATTGCGACAATTACGCAGACGATATCATAAGTGAAAAAGAAAAAGTAATATGTGAAAATTGTGATGAAACAATGATAGCCGTTTTTAGTGAATTATTATTATCAGACTTCCATGGTATTTATATTCCTAAAGTTTTTGTAGAAAGTTTTGATTTAGAAAAATGGAATTTAAAACTTGATAAAGAAGAAAAAGAAATTTTAAATAATCCCGAAAACGAATCATATTGGGATTCTTGGAATGATGTTTTAAACAATGCTGAATTAATCGATAAAGATAAAAATAAATATTTTTTGCATCAAGATGGTGACTTATTCGCAAAATGTTACGTTGAATTTAAAGGATAAAAAAATGAATAGTATGACACATAAAAAAATGGTCCCTGATATTCAAGTATTTTTTACGAATAACAAGAATAAAACGTGGTTTTTAGCAATTACCACCGAATATCCAAAATTTAAATTTGTTAAAATGAATCGAACGTCTAAAGGTTATAGTTTCAATGATGTTTTAAAAATTAATAATGTTGTCGCTACTATATCAATGGGCTATCACTTGGATTATATGTCAAGTGAAGAACTACGCGCAATAGATGAATATTTAGAAGAAAATTATTTAGCAAAAAATATTTATAATGAGGCGGTTAAAAATACTTTTACGGCCGACGATATACCATTTTAAAAAAGGATAGGTGAATTATGAAAAAATATAGAATCGATTATGCTTTTCAAAAAATTTATATTTTCGATCATAATCAAAACGCTTATTTATTTTTTTGTACTTTTCAAAGTATCGGAGCAAAAAAAAGCAATAGAGAAAAAACAATTTTAAAATTATTAGAAAAGGATAAATAAATTATGAGACAAGAAACAATAATAAAAACATATTTAAAATTTAATGAATTGAATGACGAACAAAAAGAAAAAGTGATCGAAAATAATAGAGATATAAATACCGATTATGAATGGTGGCAATTTACTAAAGAAGACTTTCACGCGCAATTAGATATTCTTGGCTTTTACGATGTTGAAAGTTATTTCAGTGGTTTCTGGTCACAAGGCGATGGCGCATCTTTCACCGGAAAATTTAGCTATCCAGAAAATGAAAAAGAAATAGAAACAATTTTAAAAAACTTAATAGATAATTATAATTATAAAGACGATAAGTTAGACTATGCTAAAAATATTCTACGCAATGCCATGATAGAAAAAAAGAAAGATATAGATGACGATTATTATCCTTGCGAATTAGAAATTTATTCACGTTCCAATTACTGCCATTCTAATACAATGCAATTATTAAATAATGACAATGATTGTTTTTTAGAAAATTGTCGATGGCTTGCCGATGAATATTATAAAACTTTAGACGATGAATATTATTATTTAGTAAGTGATGAGGCGATAACAGAAACATTAATAATTAATGACTATGAATTTGATATAGATACTTTAAAAATAGGATGAATAAAAATGACTTTAGAAATAAAAACAAATAATCAATTTAGAGAAATTATTTACTGGTATGATTTAACAGAAAAAGAAAAAGATGAATTAAAAGATAATTACGACACAATAGAGGAAAGTAGTTTTTTTAGATATAAAAATCAAGTTTATGATTTAAACGACTTTATGAGGCTAGAAAAAAATTCTCTCTTTCCCGATTCTTGGCATGGTTATTCAAACGATAGTTTTTTTTCAGGTATTTTAATTGAACTAAGTAATTGTGGTGATGGTGTAAAGGTAGGTTTTTATGCCTGTTAAATTTGATGAATATAGCGCGACAATATGTAAGCATTATATTACTGCGATTGAATACTATGATATTTCAGGTTTAACCGGTAGTGAAATTAAAAATATCAATGAATTTTTAGATCAATGGCCTAACGCTTGTTTTGAGTATAGTGAGGAAAGTGATTTTTGCCGTGATGATATTACAGGTTTAATGGCCGACTGTATAGAGGTAAAAATATTTATACCAAAAAAGGAAAATTTAAAACTTATTAAATAGGAAAATGAAAAATGAATAATGAAAAAACAGAAAGAATCGCAGCGCGAATTTTACCCGTAAACAAAAGGAAAATAAGGCGATATTTTAAAACTTATACTTTTAGAGATATTTTGGAAGCGGTAATTTCACTATTTGAAAATGATAAAACTTTTAAAAATAAATTTATTAAAACATTAAAAGAATTGAAAGAGGAAAGTTAAAAAAGCTTTTTAAAATTCTCGAATAATTTAGGCCCTCATATTGGGCCTTTTTTATTTTAAAGTAATATTCAAAAATTCTATATTTTCAATAATTGCTTTACTTATCTTTTCGCTAATTGATTCTATATTCCTTTTATTGAATCCTATTTTCCCTAATTCCTTGGCTATTGTGTCGCCTTCTTTATATTCAATTTCATATACGTTTTTTCTATGATGAATTATTATCAATTTCTTATTGTCTAGATGCTCAATACTGACTTTGATTAATTTACGTTTCATATACGGTGCCCTAGTGAAAAGTGAAATAGTCGTAAAATTTTTAGGGGCGCTTATCTTTTGGGCCTCTATATAGTGCCTCTATATAGTGCCTCTATTGTGGCCTCTATATAGTGCCTCTATATAGTGCCTCTATATAGTGCCTCTATATAGTGCCTCTATATAGTGCCTCTATTGTGGCCTCTATATAGTGCCTCTATATAGTGCCTCTATGTATGGCCTTTAATGCTTCATTAAATAATTGAAAATGATAATAAAATTGTAGAATAATGTTAAAAATTCCAATTAATGCGAGAAATAACGTTATAAGTACCTGAAATTACGTAAAAAAATAAAAAGAAAATGTTTTAAATACCCGATATTACGTACAATTATGTCATTATGGTAAGCTAAGTACCTGAAATTACGTACAATTATGTCATTATGGTAAGCTAAGTACCTGAAATTACGTACAATTATGTCATTATGGTAAGCTAAGTACCTGAAATTACGTTAAAAATATAAAATTCTGCTCGTAAGTGCTTGAAATTACATACTACAAGGTAAACGTTCCATCGTAAGTCATTGATTTTACGTAGAAAAAAGAATGTCAAGAAAAATTTATAAAAAAATCAAAAAAAAAGTCAATAAAATCAAGCACTTAGCAGGGGGAGGTCGTGGGCTACCGCGTTAAGGGGCTGGAA